TCCATTTTTTGTGGAGTAGAAAAAAAGGATAAATAGGGTTCTCGAATGGGGTCAAAAGGGGGTCGCGAGCGAATTGTATTCTTTATGGCTGGAATCGATTTTGTAAAAGTGGACCGAATTTGTTTTTCAGTCGAAGATTTTGTATGAGCACTTGAGGGACTCGTCAGCTTCTATAGCCCGTCTCTCGTTTCCATATACCTTTATCATATCGGGAAGGTCGGAAGTGGGTGTGTCACACAACCATTTCATAGACTTGGCGGCGTTCCAGTTTGTTGCGACGGAGTGTCTGAAAGGCCCGTCATCTGAAGCGATAACGTGAATTTTGTTCTTAATTTCATCTGGTGTCATCTGAGTCTGCATAACCGCCTGGGCGGATAGGTACACGTTCAAGTAGTCTGGTTGAGGAATCTTTTGTATGTCAACCCCTCGAGCTTTGATGTTATCTTTATAGTCCGACTCTTTGTCGAGGGTATTCATGACCCCAAGCTCATCTCTCCATTTTGAAACGAAATCACACCCTGGTATACACGCAAAGAACCAGCTTTCGATAACGGGGTACTCCTTGAGGGTCGTAGCCCATTCACGGAAGTATCCTATAAACTCAACACCCCTACTTTTCTGCTCATCTATGATCCAATCGAAAGACTTTCTAGGAACTATAGATGCATCTGCCCACACGCCGCCATACTTGGGCAGAACGTGGAGTCGAACAAAGTCAGACTGTCTCGGCTTGGTATTTGCGAATTTTAAACTAAAAATATCAACATCCGGAAGATATTGTTTGAGGTTTGTGGGTGTAAGCACGTTGAGAGTCCAACCTGGATTCATCTCCCTTATTTTGCTTATAGACTTTTGAATGAACTCTGGGAAGTCGTCAGAGTCCCAGTATGTCCATATTGTCTTGGGTATTTCACTGGGTGTGTATCCTTCCTGTCGTCTCATCCACAAGAGGGAGAGGACAAGAAGTAAGAGGACTCCTATGATGGCCCACATCTAATTTTACTTTAGAAATTAAACCTCGATGACCTGTACGCCTCATCTGTACAATTTTCGTACATGGCGGGATCTGAAGGTTCATTACATACATCATGACTCGAACCTGTAAATAGCATGTGCCATACAAACTCCATAATGACACCTCGGGCCCAATCGTCTCCACTCGGGTCAATCATAAAGTTGTATAGTCTTTGATAGACGTCTTTTCCATGTCTATGTATGGCCTTTTTAGATACTATAAATTGGGCACCTCCGTCAAACCTGAAGTATTCTGGTATTTTAGGACCAAATATGGGCGCGAAAACATCCGACCATGTTTTCCTCAGTTCTTCAAATACTTTTGGATGGTCTCCAAACTCCCGGTTTTCATGTCGAGGGAGACCGGGTCTAGAGTTGGCGTCTTTTTTTAGATTGATTACGTTATTCAGTGATATATAGTGGAACTCGTCCGTCTTGGCATCTCCAATTGCTTCGAGTAGAGATTTGGGATACTTTTGGTGGTATGCTTCTTCGTGTCCGTGAACAAAGACAATTTTTGAAGGTAAATTGTCATAGTTTTCAATTATATACTTGAGATAACTCGAAGCTTCGCGCCCCCTGTTTACACCAAGAGTGCACGAAGGATCTGACGGGAACGAAGACTTTGAAGCTCCGGGTTTATCACACACGACAACCTTCCATTGACTCTTCTTCAACCACTCGAGGTCTTCACCGTAATGTGAGGATACCAAGACTATACCGTCGTCATGGTTTGGTAATATGCAGACGAGCAGTACACATAGTACTATAAAAACAAGTAAAATAACGTACCACATCTAATTTTAGTTGAGAATTAAAAAATAGACCCCATACTTCGTTCGAGATAGTGACCCACCTCTGTGTTTGCATCTATAGTCACCTGTCTATGCAGGTTCACATAAAACTCTCTAGGCTTTTTTAGTATCCTTTCACGCGTCGTCGCCATGACGCCATTGTAGTACACGTCTTGTTTGGAGGGGTCCCACTGACCTATGTTCTTTTCGTACCAAGATTTGAAAGGTCGAGTTTCTGCACGTACCAAGGTGACATTGTTCCACGCATCGAGTGTAAAGGTTTCGTGGGGGCCGAGTGGGCCACCCACGTGAGGGTTTGTGTCCAGCATAAATAGTCCCCTTTTCAATCTATCATATTTGTCTATAGGTGCAGGTAAGAAGAGTATTCTATCTGGTAAATTCGTATAGTTTTTTATTACGTAACTTAGCCACGTTCCCTGCTCCCTTCCAACATTTGGGAGTATTGAGCAGTTGTCAATTTCCTGACAATCGTTGCATTTGTCATATACGACGAGATCGTAGTTTTTCAGTGAGCATATATCTTTGACCTTTTCGACGTCACCGGAGTTGCCACACACTGACATGACAATTGCAGTTCTTTCAGTTGAAGACGAAAAGAGGATTACGAGAACTATAGCCAAAATAAGGAGGATTACCCATATGAGTACCACCATCTACTTTTAGGCTATATTAAAAATTATTCTGAAACGTTCATTTGAACCTGAGAGTTTAAACGCGTGTTAACACCGATAATGTTTCTGTACGGAGCGTATATTTTTAGAATGTTCTCTCGGGCAAGCTTTCCCATGGTCCCATCAATCTGGTCATCTATTGGAACACCTCCGTATTGTATAATTTTCTCCGCACCTTTACGGTTTATGAGGTATCCGTGAGTTCCCCAGAACTTGTTCACCTTTACGAAGTTAATTTCATTCGTTTCCTCGAGGGGCCAACGACCAAAAAGTATAACGTCCCAATCTTCGGGCATCGTTAATAGTGCGTTCTTTATATGCTTTGTGTACACATCATCTGGAAACGATGCGTCATCCTCCAAGACGAAACCATATGGTCTATTGCTCGACTTTATCATTTCAAGGACCTTCAAGTGGCTTAGATAACACCCCACCATACCTCGTGTGAGGTGGTCATGGGAAGACCTCTTCCCAGTTTTATCTATTTGTTGGACGCCTTCCCATATTCTTGGAGTAACAAAGTCCTTGGGGTCTATAGCTTTCCCATCCACTGCTTCAACCAAGACGAAGGGGTCGGAGGCCAGATCCGACTCCTTATATACTGAAGATATATGGTTTAGTCTCTCCGTGTTCGACTTGAGGTTTATGACGTAACAATCGAAATCACTTCGCGATATTTCAGACACATAAGATACTCGTGATCTGAGTCCAAGAAGAACAATGACTAGGAAAGTTAGTACCAAGTACCAAACCTCCATCCTGAATATTGTCAAGATTATTTTATAAGGAGGAAACACGTTACTATCGCGACGAGTAGAAAAACAGCCCACGCGAGTATAAACCTGTTCGCTTTTGAATAATAAAGGGCTTTGTAAGGACCCAAGAGATCCATCATATCACCTTGTTTATCCTGCTCGTTGAAGGAAAAGTGAGATGCGTACATGCCGTTATATATGGCGTTTTTGATATTGAACTTTTTGGTGACGTCAACTGTTAGATATTGCTCGTCATCGGGGCTCACATCCTTGAAGCCCATTTTTACGTGGCTATTCAGTACGGCGAACACGTTTATACTAAATCTCGTGCCCGTGTCTATCTCATGGTATCCGTCATACTTGAACTTGGATGGATTTTTTAGAAAGAATTCGTGCAATTTTCTACACAACTCGAGAGATGACCAAAGGGAGCCTCCGTGACCCCCGGCCGGCATTTCAAGGTCCATCAAGTCTTTTGGTATGACCCCGTGCTCATTTTGCTGAAAATAAGCAGCAACTCCATTATTTACTATGTTTGGAAAGACCAAAAAGTAGTGGGGGTTATCTATCCGAAAATCAAGAAACTTTGTAAAATTATCAGTATCCAGAGATAAGACGTCGTCATCACACTTTATGAGTATTGTCTTATCATCAAGTGCGTTATAATAGTGATCGTAGTAGGACTTCCACTTGGCGCCTTTATCGGACGGTTCCATGTACGTATATGGAAGGCTCTTCAACCATTTTCTATCGTCTTCATTTCGACAATAGTCCCACAGGTGTATTTCATCGATGAGTTTCATCTTGTACAGGTCTTCTAGATACAACATGAGAATGTGCATTCTGTCCTCGCGGCCACAAAATATAGAAAATATAACTTTGTATTCGCGGTACATTCCTACTCAAGGCGTAGAGAAATTTCCACCGAGAAGGGGAATTGCACAATTGTTGTACCGCTTGGAAACACCAAGGAGTGTGTCGTTATAGTGTCTCTGGAGCTCACACAAAGACAGGTACAGTGTATCGGTGTTTTTCGTCTGAGCAAAGTCCTGGAACAGGTCTAGAAGGACGGCCCGGAGCATCTCAATAACTTGGCGAATATCCGTCTTGCGTAGACGAGCCTTTTCACGCTGCTGAATCTTCCTTTTGAACTCGTCTTCAGGGAGGTCTCCAATCATCAAGCTGATACGCAGGTCACGGTTATCGTTCACGCCCACGTTGTACCTGTTGGCGTACCACTCCATGTGCCCCCAGGCTCTGTGGGCGTTGAGTATGACGGCGTACGTACAGGTGTTTGAAGCTATGTTTCGAACGAGTCCCCGGATGGCGTAATAGTCGGGAAACCCGCCACACGGTACGTCCCCCGGGTTCCGCGCCAACGTGCCACGCATGCGTGCGTACTCGTAGTAGTGGGGGTTGTGGATAGTGCCCGTCTCGACCCGACCCGTCCGCCAACTGAAGGCGGTATGGCACTGGGTACAATACATCTGGTCACACCCGTTAATCTTGAAGATCATGGCGGCACACTTGGGACAGTTCCGCGAGTCCTTGGCCAGGAGCTGAGCCGTTGCCACGTTGTTGGGGTCGCACGTGTGTGCAGTGTCCTTGTTCGGTCCCTTGACCTCATGGCACTCGTGACAGGCCCAGTTCTCACACATACCGCACTTCCACGCCGTGCTCAAAAAGCCTTTACAGTCGGCAAAGGGGCAGGCCCGAACAAACTGGCGCTTTTCCCGCTCCACCTGGTTGCCTTCCAGGTGCCCCTTGAGCGTCTCTTGGACCCATATGAGATGGTTCTGATCCATACGCAAAAGAGTAATAGCCTTTTGTTGTTCATTCGCCAACTTGTGGCGCACAATAGATGCTCGAAACTCGGATGTGAGACCGTGCTCCACCGCAAGCACGGCGAGCGGTTGGTTATTAACCTTGTGCCATTTTTCACTTTCGAGTTGAATATCCTCTGCGAGTTTGTTGATGGGCGTTTGAAGGGATCGAATCTCCTTTTCAATCTCTACGTATGGCTGGGTTGCAGGCATAAGGCTCTTTTCACGCTCGAAAAGGAGGTTCTCACGCCGCTCCTTATAGGTTCGGGAAACGAATTTTTGAGTGAAATTATCCACGAGAGTCTCGCGGGTCCACCCCTTGCGGCAATTCATACAGTGGGCATCCTCGGATGTGTCACACAGGTACCGCTCGGAACAGGTGGTGCACACGTCAAAGTCGCAAAACGGGCACTTGACGCGCGCATGGTTCGACTTGTTAAATGACTCACAACATACGACACAGGACATGTCACTTGCTTTTTACAGGCGGTTTTTGTTTAAGTGGGGGGTCTTTGACCCGGACCTTGATACCGTGCTTGGAGACGACAACGGGAGGCTCGGGAGGGGGCCAGACGGGTAACGGAGCGTCATCAGGGATATCGGCCCATCTGACCTTTTTGGGAGGAACGTTGTCCATTACTATTACACGCGTTTAAGTGCTCTAAGTCCTCTTTTTGACCGCCTTGATCACCTTGGTCTTGGGTTTGGGGGCCGTCTTGGATGCCGACGGCCACTTTCCAAAGATGGCGTCGAGGGCTTTTTGGCGCTCATCAGCCGTCTCTGCGAGCTTCTGGTGCCGCGCAATCGCCTTGTTGATGTACTCCTCGGAGTGCCCCGCTGCTTTGTACACCTTGATGCGCTCCTCGAACGGCGGAACTGCCCCTGGATACTTTTTGAACAGCGCCTGAATAAGTTGGCGGTCGGGCTCCGGAGCCTTTTGGGCAGCCTCCGCTGGCACGGGTTTGGGGTGTGCATCCAACCACTCGAGGCACTGTGCCACGTAAGCCTCCCGGCTCTCCTCTGGAAGGTGCTTTGCCACAAATTCGTAATCCATAGGCGGGGTCCACGGGGTCTTTTCCGGCCTGCGAATAAAGGCCTCACCCTTACGCATCAGGTCCACAATCTCCCCGACCCGGCCCGGTGTTCCATTTGGAACAATGGCCGGGCGGTCCACCGGTGTGACCCACGTACTGGCCCGCGTACCATTTGGACGAATTTCAGTCACAAATTGCTTGGGCGCCAGGAGCACAGGCTTGATGGTAGGACGCTTGAACATTTTCGAGGTGACCATGGTCGCCCCTCCTTGTGCTGTACTGAACACGTTTTTTTATAGGGAGCTTAATAATGCTGGCAGGATTGATAAATATAATACACATATTGGTCCGGGCATTTATTCTTTTGACACCCTTTTTTGGAGGGGACTACCTTCTATCTCTTCACTTTCTCATTATTCCATTTATTATGCTTCACTGGGCTACGAATCAGACCGTGTGTGCCCTCACGGAGATGGAACGGCTTGCACGAGGAGGGTGTGATCGGAAAGACACCTTTTTCGGGAAAGTTATGGACCCTATATACAAGAACGAGTCTTTCGTGGGGACGATTATTTCACCATTTTACACGATAGAAGACAAGGAGACGGAGACGCTTGCTGTGTGGGTTGGGTTAACTGGTTTGTGGCTCATTACACTGTATAAACTCTGGCCGACCAACTTCAGGTATCTTCAGCTCGAACTCGACCGCGCGCTCGAGCTATTTACTCGTCCTCGAACGCCTCCTCCATAAGGTCCCCGGCCTCTGACCCCGAGTCGGAGTCGGAGTCCTCGGACTCGTCCAGGATAGCCGCAAGCCGCTCAGCCACGGTCAGGGGGGCGACCGGGGCCGTGCCCGCCGTGCCAAGCACCACCTCGAACTCCCCCTCACTCGCCGCCAGGGGGTTGCCGTGCGACTCGCACAGTTCGCACTCGCCCTGGGCGTTTTCCGTCAAAGCGTGCGTGTGCACGGGCTGCTCAGCCTTGGCCGCCGGCTTCTTTGCCGCCTTTTCCTTGGGCGGGGCCTCGCCCTTTGCCTCCTGGTCAGCGCGGAGGTGGCGCTTGCAGAACACCTCACCCTTCAGCGCGCTGAACTTGCACGGCTCCTTCTTGGAGGTGCACGCCGTGCACTTCTGCTTTTCACCCTTGGCCTTGGCCGTCTTGGGCGCGGCGGGTGCTGACTCAGCAGCCGCGGGGGCCTCGCCCTCCGTCACCACCGCCACAGCCTTGGGCTTCTTAGTGTACTTGCGTGGCACCTTGATAGCCTGCTCGGCAGTCTCCAGATACAACTTGGAAAGCTGCTCAAACGGCAGGTTGAACTGCGCAGCCACAGCCACGAGGAACTGGCGGTCACGCTCACCGACCAGCGCGTTGATAGCAGCAGTGAAGTTAGCACCGGAAGCCATTTGGTCCTTAGTGGAGTTGAGTGTGTGTGCCTTAACTGGCTGTTTGGCCGTCTCTGGGACCGGGAGCACACGAAGTTTGTGTGTGGCTGGGGGCTTAGAGGCGGTTGGTGGTCGAGGACCTTTGCTTGCTCTGGTTTAGACGAGGAGTTTGGGTGTCTTGGGTCGGACAAGACACGTTTTTTTAAACGTACGGCACATTGCCGTGGAGGCCCCTCCTCACGTTTTTTCAGCACATGGCCCCTGTAGGAACATCAATGTACCCGTTCAAATTCACCCAGTTATTATATGCCCGAGGCCACACGACGTTATAGTCGCCGCCGCTATCGTACAAGAAACCCGAGACGCGAGGGGCGAGCAAAAACGCAAGGACAAAAAGGATTGCAAGAATGACCCACGTTTTCATCTTGTTATTACTCACCGAAATTTATTCTCACGAATCCAGGCATTGCATAAATATTTGACGCCTGAAGACGGGGGCAAACCGGCGTGAAGAGCATTGGGATGGCACCTATTATCCTCTTTACCCATTGGAAAGAACACTATCCCTGACCCAGGAGTCGCTTTCATTTTCAGATCTATA